CTCCGCCATCGGCGGCTTTTCTTCCCGCTCCACCACTGGTTGTCCCACCAGAGCCTTTCGGCTTTTCAGATTGATTGTCGTCCACTTCATCATCAGAATCGGCACCGTTAAAGAATTCTTTAACGCCGTTCCAGAGATTTCTCGCCCACTGAATTTTGTCTCCAAACCAGCTAAAGAATCCTTTCAGCAGATTCCATGCACTGTTCATGGAATCCACCAACGGATCCCACAGCTCACCAAAAACCGCTCGTCCAATGCCGTTCAAAACATCGAGAAAATCTTGCCACAGCTCTTTGCAACCTTGAAGAAACTGTGTCCAATCTCCTGTCTGAAATCCAGTGATAAGCCCGCCCAGAAGGTCGAACAAGTGGCCGCCCAAAGTAGCAATGTCCGCTGTCAGGTCAACGCATCCCTGCCACAGCCATTGCAGAACTGCAAGCACGCTATCGCCATGCTCACTCCAGAATTGCTTCAGGTCGTCAAGGACATTTTTGCCGAATTGTTTTGCATCCGAGAAAAAATCTCGGATTTTTTCTCGGAGTGCATCGACATCCACGCCAGCATCGCTTAAGAGCCGCCCAAAGACGCTATCTCCGCCCTGCAAGAACGTGAACACATCTTCAAGCACCAAGAACAGCAGAAGCCATTTTGCGGCCGCAAGCGCCGTTTGGATATTGAATCCTTTCAGCAGCTTTACGGCCCCGCTAAGAAACGACAGTATCTTGTTCCCGTTTGTTGCGAGGAAGAGTGCCGTCGCCGCCAGCGCAATTAGTTTCAGTAGTTGCTCCACGCCGCCCAACTTGTCCGCAACGCTCTTGAGCCACGATGTAAATTTCTGCGCTTTCCCTATCAGAAAATCGCTTCCATCTCGAATCGCTTTTCCAATGCGAGTGGCAATGCCGAACGTATCGTCCAAATTCGCAATCAGCAGACCCCACTCATTCCGAACATACTTGAGCGCATCCGTAATGCCAAAGCCCAGTTCATCAAAATTCTTCTGAATCTCACTTTCAGATGCGAAGAAAGCATCTTTCAGCTGCTTGGCCGAAAGTTTTCCGCTTTCCGCCAGCTTTTGAAGCTGGGCCTCCGATACTCCCACTGCGGAAGAGATGGCTTTGACGACCTCCGGGGCCTTTGACTTCAAATTCGCAAAGCCAGTTTTGTCCAGCTTTCCAGAGGACATGGCTTTGGTCAAGACGTCCATAGTGCTGTCTATGTTCGCTTCCCGGCCAGCCCCCTTTTCGAGCTTTTCAACCAGCGAGACAAATTTCACAGCATCGTCCACAGGGAAAAGTTTGCCGTTCTGCTGGATTAACTTTGTAACGCTTCCAGCCATTGCGCCGTACTCTTCCCGGCAATCTTGTGCACCTTTCAGGATTTTCTGCTGAATTTCCGACTGGTCACCCAACTCGCGGGTTGCGCCGCGAATTGCATCGTTGATGCCGCCAAATTCTTCTGCTAAGCTGCTCAGCTGAGTAAAAGAGAAGCCAATACCGATGACGCCCAGAGCTTTAGTTGCAAAGCTCTTCACTTCACTAATGGCGCTTTTGGCTTCGTTGATGGAGCTTTTATCAACTTTGAATAGAATCTGGTTTACAAACTTTCCGATGACCGTCTCTCTTGCCGCTGGCACTTACGAATCACCCCCTCTCTCTTTTTGGCTCCTACTGTACTCAATGTCGCGCTGCATCATAATCAGGTCATACAGCTTCAGCATCTCGTCCAGATTGTAAACATAGGTCAGCTCATACATGGACGCAACCCGTTCACGAATTAGGGTATACATTACCCATTCGAGGTCTGTAACTCGTTCGTTGTCGAATTCTCCGTATTCTTCGAGCGATCCCCCCGGCGCACTTTGATAAGGCCTCCAAAGAGGGTGCTCGCATCTTTGAAAAAACCGCTGAAATTCAGTTTGATAATCTCAGCACAAAGCGAGAACATTCCCGCGAGATACTGGCAGAAAATCTCATCGAACTCATCCTCAGTGACAGGCTGATAAGACCCTCTGTCCGGGTCTCGATAGCTCACATTGCTGTGCTCCAGGATAAGCTCAGAAACCAGTTTAGAAAGAGCTTTTCCGTTGATGCGGCCCAGCGCTTTCGTCAAAGATTCCGTGTCCAAATCCACGCCGTCGAACATTTCCATTTCAACGGCATCTTTATCATCGCTTGCCACGGCCACAGAGCCGAGGATGGGCAGGAGGATGGATGCCACATCACCAAAAATGTAAAGGGCATCTTTAGCTCCAAACGGGCGAATTTTGAACTGATATTCGCCAATGGAGACATCTCGCATCTCCATCCGTTTCATTTTCATGTTACATCATCCTTTCCTTATTCCGGGGCAAACTCGCCAACGCACCGGATGGTCCACTCCTGATCGCCGCCCTTTGCGCCGTACACGATGGGCGCGGGCTTGGACACCCATGCCTTAGATGCCGTAAACTGGGGGTTATCTCCCAAATCACGAATCATCAGCGGGAAGAAATAGCCGCCGGTGGACTGCTTTTGCAGGTTGTAGTACTTGCGCAGCACTGCGTTTGTCTTGGAGCCGTATTTGAAGTTCATCTTAACTTCATAACGGGGGTCGTCGGAGTTGGAGACTACAACCTCACCGTCGGCACCCGCCTCATCGGTGATGCCGTCGCCCTGCTCCGTGATGGTGATGCAGTTATCAGCCGCAAAGCCGCTCGGCATATGGGAGCCGATTGCGCAGATGACATTCTTAAAAGAATAAACGTGAACACTGCCACGAGCCATTTAGCACATCTCCTTTCGCTTAATAATTCAGCGTACCGCCGATTTCCACTGCAATCAGCGCACCCGCCAGTTGTGCTGTCCATTTTACTTTCGGCAGCACACGAGTCTTGCGTGTCGCCGCATCCAGCTCTGCAGCCTTCGGCACGGTAATGGTATAGGACGGGGTGACCGTTCCGGTTGTTTCGTCGCTGGAGGGCCGTGCAATGCCGCCAGCTTCCACGCCCGCATCCAGCGCCGCAGTCACGGCATTCTGAACCAGACCGATGCCGGGATCCGTGTAAGGAACCTTGGACAGAGACAGCAGCAGGTTGATAACATTCTGCTGAATCCGAGTCTTGAGCCAGTCGCGGAAGCGAATCGTATCAATCCACTCGCCTGCAGATACCTTGCCGCCCTGCACCATTGCCTGACTGCCGATAGTGGTGTAGTACGAGACGTTGCGGCTTTCCAAGCTGGAAATGTCCGTGGTGGACAGGCTCTGCGCCTCGACCGTGCTGAGGGACTTATATGCCCACAGTTCGCTACCCGGCTTATACGACAAGAACTTGGCCGCATATGCCGCATTCACGCAGTCGTTTTCCTTCGTTGCATGAATAACGGCCGTTCGGAACATCGCATCGGAAACGGGCGATGCAGAAATGCCCGTAGTCTCGCAGACGCAGAGCTTCTCGTTGGATTCTGTCCAGTCCGCAATGCTCTGGTAAAAGTCCTCCTTGATGCCCGCCGGGCAGATGCAGTACCACCCCGGCACCGCCTTTGCACGGTCAAGGGTGACGTCCACCTTTTCCGTCGAACCAGAGGTGGTTTTCTGAACGGCCACCATCACCATGCTGGGCTTGGGCGACTGCGAAAAGACCTTAGAGGCGGAGATATAAACCGGGTCGTCCGTCGAGAAGCCGGCACTCTTCAGATCCTGCGTACCGGTATAACCAGCAACATCGGGAGTCATATGACCGCCGGGAGTTTTCGGCAGGGGGCCGATGATAAGGATGGTGTCATAGCCGCCGTCGATTGCCATTGCTTCCGAAATGGCAATATCGACCTTGATGATTTGGTCAATGGTCATGCTCTCACTCCTTTATTCCTTGATTTGTGGTTCAATTTCAACTTCTGTGAAATATCCAGCCTGCATATCTGCAAGCTTTTTCGATGCCGCACTATCGTGGTCTGCGATGTATTCACCGTCCTGCGGATGCAGTGCTGCATACTCCTTCGTGCTCTGGATGAAATCCACAGAAAAAGAACAGCGCGCCCGTTCCACACCGGACACGCTGTTATAGATTTGCTCTAGGTTTCCTGTGGCCGTTACCGAAATGTTCAGCAGGCGCATTTTGTCCTCTGCGTAGGGGCTTTGAAAAAAGCGGATGCTCTGGGCAAGGTCGTCAACAACTGTTGACGGCAGAGCCTTTTTTACTCCGCCGCCATGAACCACCTTGCTCTGCGCAACCAGCTCCGCAGAAAACGGCATGGTCATGTACCACGTCTGCTGCAAAATTCCATCATCAACGTACTCGTCAATTTGAGAGCTGTCGGCAGCATTAAAGTCAAGCACGACGTAGGGCGCAGGCGGGCGGGCCGCATTGCCGGGGTAGGAGTAAATGACCGTGCAGGCAGGGTAAAGCTCCATGAAAAACTTCCGAATCTCGGCCCTGCACTCAGCTTCCGTCATCGTCTCTCTTCCCCCTTTCATTCTCGCCATCGACTGCTTCAAACTCCGAAATCCAGTGTGACAGGATGGTGTTTCCCCAGCAAACCGACGACTTGCAGACGTACCACTTTCCCATGTAGAACAGGCGGTCACCGTCTGTCTGGTCGTCAGACTCCGCCGGGTGAAGCTCCATATCGCTGTACACCGTCAGCGTTCCCGTGGTTGTCCGGCCCGCCGGGTCATCTTGGTTTCTTCTCGTCTTGGCTTGGACATCCAGCATAAGCCGCACATCCTCATACCCGGCGGACGCCACACCATCTTCCCAGCTGGTTTTTCCGTACCGCCGCACTTCGTAAGGCCGTTTGAAGATGTTCATTTTTCCCCTTTCATAAGGCGGAATCCACACTGCTGTCTCATGGTTCCAGTGTCAATTAAAGGCTTTGTAGAGCCTTTTCCGTCAATATGAACCGGGACAGGGCCATTTTTGCCGTACTCGTTTACCATCCATCCACCCTCAACCGTAATCGGCGCATTAGGCGCCCAATCTTCGTCTCTGATAGCGTCCTGAATCATAGAACTGGCTTGGGCGCCGATTGCGCTTGCCACAGTTTCAGCGGTATTGAGGTTCGACGCCGCTTGCTGTGAGAACTCCGCCAATTCATCGGGGTGCTTTTGAAGTGCATCCATGAACGGGCGTGCTGGAATCATCACGGAACCATCCTTATGCAAAGTCCCATAATGATTCCAATAGGCAATCTCTGCCAGCGAGGTCTCGCCGTCAATCGCCATTTGGTCGGCTTGGTATCCGACCTCAACAACGATATCCTCCAGCTCATCCAGCATTGACAGTGCCGCTGTTCCCTCCGGGGTCAGGTCGAGCCCAAATTCTCCGGCAATAGCCATACATTCACCCTCTTACCGAATCATAATGGGAACGATATGCCTGTTCCGGATCTCGATGAACTGCAACCCATAAGATGTAAGTTGATAGGCTGCGTCCCCCGTTGTTCCCGCAGTAGACGTCGCAAAGGAGATACTTACACCGCCCTCCGACACACTGGCAAGGCGTCCAGTGTTAGCGATAGTACCCAGCGAGTTGTCGCCGCTGCCAGCCATCTTCATGGCGTGGCACGTCAAAAGAGCCAGCGCCAAATTATAATCAGCACCGAACTTCTTTCGGGAAATAACAGGGGCTTGAAGTTCAATCCAGAACTTGATGTCCTCATCGGACGTCCCTTTGAACTCAGCTCCCACCATCTTCACGATTTTAGTGATTGCCGCCACATCGACGGCATCCATCAGGACTCCTCCTCTGCGGCATCCTCTGCAATGGCGTCAGGCTCCGCGTCGGGAGTCTTTGCCTTGCCACGGGTCTTTTTCTCCGCGACTTCCTGCACATAGCCCATGCTGATGTAGAACGCCACCGCATCGGCATAGACGGCCTCGACCTGTGCGGTCTCGCCGGGGAGCAGGGAGACATCGCCAATGCAAATCGGCTTCACGCTGATATTCTTGATTTTCATAAGCAGGCTCCTTTCTTACAGACCGTAGACAAGGCAGGCGGACAGCGGATAAGGAATGACCATTCCGGCGTCGCGGCCCTCACAGTTGATGACGATTTCGAGGTTGCGGTCCTGCGGCGCATGCTGGAGGAATGCCATAGGCACATCATGGTACATCTTATCGGCGTCCTTGGTGTACAGCAGGCCGATGTTCTTTCCAGTGGTGTTGTAGTCCTTGTTGCTCTTGGACAGCTCACCAGCGGTCTCCCAGTTTTTGATCTGCGGAGTATGCTCCTTGATGTAGGACAGCACGGATTCGCCAGTGCCGTCGATGCGGCGCAGGTTCAGAGCGGTGTACAGGTCGTTCGGCATAACCCAGCTGTCCGGGTGCTCAACGCTCTGGGTCAGAGTGTCGATGTAGTTCAGGATGCCGGCAATGTCAGCGGCGATTTCATCGGCAGTCTTGCTTGCCCAGTCAGCCTTACCGCCAGCGCCGTTCTGAAGTGTGTAAACGGGGATATTGTTGTCCGAAGAGAGCACGCCGACGATTTTTGCCTTCTCGTCGCCGTTCCAAATCAGGTGGTTCACCTTGACATCATAGACCCGGCGGGCGGCTTCGGCGCGAACAGCATCCAGAGACTTCATGATACCCAGAACGGCGTTCCGACGGCATGCGCGCAGCTCCTGCACGTTGTAACCGTAGCTGTCACCGATGTTGACGATTTCAGCACGATGGGGAGTGCCCTTCACATCAACACGGGGCAGGTCGCTGGCATAGTTGGCGATGATGGCAGCGAAGCCGACAGGCTCATAGGAGTAGTACTCGATGTAGCTTGCGCCCTCATCCGTATCGCTTGTCTGGGGGAACAGCTTCAGACCGGACAGCTCCGGGAACTCCTTGTCGTATGCCTTGGTCTTGATGTGCGCCAGTTGCTTGGCAAAGAAGATGCCCGCATTGTCCGCACCATCGTGACGAAGCGAAGCGCCAGGGAACGGGTTCCGATAGGCGCGGTTAATCAGCGAGGCGCACTTCGTCTCCAGAGCGACGCGGTCCTCCTCGCTGTAACCGTTTGCGGGGTCGAAAGGATTGAATTTAGACATAGGTTCCTACCTCCTTAAAGCTGAGTCACGAACTGGGCAGGGGCGATGCCGTTCACGGCCGCGCCGATGAAGCGCGCCTTCACTGCCAGATTGGTTCCCTTGGCCGGGGTAAACTTTCCGGCGTCTGTGCCAGTGGTCACAAGGTACACGGGCTGGCCATAAGCAGGCTCCACCGAATCGACCAGCTGCACCCACAGCTTGCCGGACTGACAGACATCGACGATCTGGTTCTTCCGCAGGAGTACGGCACCATCATCGTCCATCTCGACATTGGCGCTGTACATCACAACGCCCTCGAACTTGTCAGCAGTTGCGCCCGTTGCAGGAAGCGCAATGTCCTTTCCCGGCTCTGCGCCCTGCACGACACCGTATCCGAAGCACAGCGCCTTATCCTCTGCGCTGTTGCGGCGGGTCACGGCTTCATACTCGGCCCGGTCATAGAGGCCACCGGGCATGCCGCGGCTCGGCTCACCGTAATTCATCTGTACAGCCATATTGCTCATAGCTTAGTCCTCCTTTTCGCCAGCGTGACGCTGGATCATGCGGGTACGAGCGGTGTCGGGGTCATTTTTGGCGTTCGCATTGCGGGTCGCCGCATTTGCGGAATCCGCATTGAACACCTGCCGACGCTGATCGTTCACGGTCTTGCGGCCATTGACCTTGCCCTTGGCAATGTCAAAAGCCGCGTTGATGTATGCGTCGCCTTTCCCGTCCAGACGCATGCCGGGCAGAACAGTTCTGATGACCTTTTTCTTTGCCTGCATCACAGGCAGGGTGTCCATGCCATCCAGATGCAGTTTGTCGCCCAGACGGCACAGCTCCATGCGCTGGCCGACCTTCTTCTTGACGATGGCGTCGAGGCTGTCATGGTTCAGCTGGCCGCTGTCATTGTCAGAGGCGTCGTCCTCATCTTCTGTGGGCGGCTGTTTGACATCGTCTTCAGCGGCATCCGCACGGGCTTTCTCAGCCTCCAGCATAGACAGCAGGGTGTTGATGTCGGACTTTGCGGGACCATCCTCCATTGCATCCCGGCGGGCCGTAATGTCCGCCAGAACGTCGGGTGTGGTGGCATCATCTTCACCATCGTCCTCAGTCGGCTTGGTGGGGTCACCACCCGCCGCCGGGT